TTCTATTTTTTCTTCTATTATTTTGCCTTCTAAATCTACAACAGTGTAGCCATGACTTCTTAATAGGTTAATTGATTTTTCTATTTGATTTACTCTTTTTCTGTAATGGTCAAAGGTTTCGTTTTCTATCCAACTCATAATTATTTATTTTTAAATTGTTTACTTAATAGTTCTAACATACGATTTTGATTACTTTTTTGTATCCAATCGTTTTTTAGTTTAAAATGTTTGTTAATGATTTCTTTCTTTGTTTTCATTGTTTTATTTATTAGTTATACACAAACTTAGTTAATTATTTCCAACTGACCAAATAAATATAAAAAAATTTATCTAATAAAGTAATTGCCATGAGGTACAGACCTAGTAAGTAGGTACTGACAAAGATAACGACAAGCATCAATTCCATGATTCCAATCGTCTTGAGGGATAGAACCTGTAAGCTTCCAAGAATAATTATTAAATTCACGAATTAAATTTATTGAATTGCTATCAATTACAATTTGATAATCTTGCATCAATGCAATCCCTGATAATATACTTCCCTTCTTTTTTATGGTTGGTACTATGTTTAATCCTTGTTCTTTTGTTTTCAATTCAGTAATTAATCTCGGTTCGCTATTGTCAGCAACTATTAAATTCCTGCCAACCTTTCTAATACAAGCATCATAAATTTGTGAGGTAGTTAAACCTTTTTTATAAAGATGTTCTTTAAACCAAATAATTTTCCTAGTTTTGTCAATCGCACCTTCAATTAACGCTGAAGGGTCAACAGAGAATCCAAAGTCTAAACCGAATATTGAATCTATTTCCGTATTGAATTTACCTATATTCCAATGAGTAAATATAACTCCTTCTGCTCTTTGTAACCAGCCTCCCATAATCTGATGCTTATATTTTTCTGGTCGTCTTACTTTCATATCATTAATTTGCTTTACAAACGATTCTGATAAGTGTTCTAAATTATCTAAGTAAGTTGTATGAATGTAAGTAATGTTTTCTTTTGTGCCATTAAATCCGTCAGGAACTCCTCTGTTTTGAAAGAACCTTTGATATATCCAGTTCTCTTTTGTAGTAGGGTTTAGAATTAATATACATCTGTTCTTAACATTCTTTGCTCTAATACTAAAATCAATCTTATCAAAACTCTCTTCGTCTGTTAGCTCTTCTGCCTCATCTAAAACAAACGAACTAACACCTTGAATAGATTTAAGCTTTGCCGTTTGGTCTCCACTTGATGTTCTAATACCACTAAAGTATATTGAACTGCCTGTTAAATTATTAATGATTTCTGTTTTAGTAACAGTGAATTGGTCTAGTATGCCCATTAATTCTAGCTTCTCAATAAACTCAGGTATAATTGACATACCTGCTGAGGTCATTGTATAACGAGTAAATAATATTCTATGTCCTTTTTCGTAAGTAAGTAATACTAAAAATGTATTTGTAGCAAAAGACTTTCCACTTCCCCTTCCTCCTGTAATTACATAGTATCTACTATCTGAATTAAATAGAGCCTGATACTTTTTATTTAAGTTTAACTTTTTCATATTCCACAATAACCAGAATCACATTCATTAAAATCATCATCAAATAATTCTGTTTGATTATTCCATTTTATAATTTGGCTAAAAGATAAATTTTTTGATTTATACCAAACATCTTTTTTATGTTTTATTTTTTCTTTAGAGGCAAACCATTTGATTTTATTAGGATGTTTATTATACATCTTTTTAATTAACAAAGGATTTTTATGAAAACATCCAACACAATTATTCATCCATGCAAATCTAACAGGTTTATCTTTCCAATATTTTTCAATAGAATCTTTGTATATATTATCTTTTATTAGAGGGAAAACTGGTTTTTGCCATTCGATAATTCCCCATTTGTTTCTAGTTTTTCTTTTGCCAACTATTGCTTTCATTTCTAAACAACCATTTTCATTTGTTTTTTCTAGTGTTCTTTTAGCTCTAGCTTGTTCGTTTGCTCTAAACCCTAATCTAAATTCGGCAGGTTCTTTAATCTTTTGTCTCCACCATTCAAATATAGGTTCTAATTTCATTTGTGTTGTACAATATCTTCTAAGTGGGTCGGGTAATGTTCCAGCAGTATCTAACACTTTGTCAAATGTTTTGCCACTTACCCAATTAATTTTTTTACCAATAAATTGTTCTAAATCTAATATAGTATAAATTATGGTGTCATCTTCAGCCGTTGCAACAAAAGGCATTTGTATTCTGTCTTCTACTTCTCGCCTTATCTTTTTGTCTTTAAATTTAGATTTATTGTCTTCAATTCTAACTAAAGCAAAAACATTATAATCTGATTCATAATTAGCAGAAATATATGCAGATGTTTTGCCACCGCTAATTAGATTTACTGTCTTCATCTTTTATATCTTCTGATTCAATATCAATAGTTTTTTCTTTATCGGCAAAATTAATTACAGGAATGTTTACTTCTGTTTTTACATTAAGTTCTTTTAATTCTTTTGGTTTACCATACTTATATTCCCAAAGTAATCTCATATGAGGAAAACTATCTTGAGCCTGTTTAGCAAGTTCTAACCACGCCTTCTCTTCACTTCCAAATACTTTTTTCATGGCACCTAAAGCATAGTTGCCTAGCTTTTTTTCCCTTGCTTTTGGCGGTCTTCCTTGACCTCTATAAACTCCTTTTAAAGCACCATTGTTTGCTCTTCCGTCTTTTTTCTTTTTGTTCTCGTTTACTCCTTCCATAAACCTTTATTTATTAATTGGCATATAATAGAGTAATTGCCTAAGTCCTGATATGTATCTAAGAGGGTTTCGTTATTACCTTTACGATTCTTAATAATTAGATTTTTCCAACGACTTATTTTATCATTCATTCTAAACCATAAACCATGTAAAGCAAAGTCTTTACCTTCCTTAGTTTCTAGGTTTGCACCAGTGCTTATATTACTAATGCCATAATCTAATTGCTTTTTTGCAAAGAGTTCAAACTGCTCTTCAACAATATTCTCATAACTCTTATATAAGTTAGGCGATTCTTTTTGTAGTAACTTTCTATATTTATTCTGCATACTCTAATTTTTTATCTACCATATTGCTAATAACCATAGTCAATTCATCAACATCTTTATTGTTAAGATAATTTACTTTGCTCTTAATATATTGTCGCTTTGTATAATTATCCATTTGATTTATTTTATCAATAATCTTTTGTTCCCATACTATTAAATCTTTATTGTAGTTTTTATGAACCTCATAAGTTCTGAGTGAGTACAAAATTGTAGCGTGATTAACTTCCCAACCATACTTTTTATATATCTTAACAATATTAAATAAAGTCATTCTTTTATGATTATAGAGTATATGGTTTAGTAAAGACCTAACCTCTACATATTCTCTTTTTCTAGTCTTGTTAAATATATTTAATCTTGACAATTCAACTATTTTTTCTATTATGTGTTTTGGTGTAATCATGGTAAATAATTTTGTTGAGCCTTGTAGTCTTCTAAAGCGTGTAATATTGCACCACAACATTCATAGTGCTCTTCAAATTCATATTGCTCGATTAATATAGGTATTTCGTTTTCTGTTATTACTCTTTTTTTTAGACATAATAGAGTGTCTTCATAACAATCTAAGTAATCTAAATATTCATTGTCCATTTATAAAGTGTCTTCTACTAAGTAGTTTTCTAAATCAAATTCATTTTTAATATAGTTTTCATATACTTTTAAAGCATATTCAACTTTTTGCTCACCACTAAAATAGAAATTTTCGCTGACATTAAAAATACCAATTTCGTTTGTTGGTGATTTATCAATGACAATATACTTAAAATCCTTATAACTTTTGCCAAACAAATTACAATAAATGTAACATTGACTATCGTAATTATATTTATTGGCACTGTATTTAAACGCTGAACAAATCTGAGTTGTCTTTAAATCTATTAAATACTGACCTAAAACATCTGCCTTAGCTCTAAAAGGGTATCCCATTAAATTATCAACCATAGGCACTTCAAATTCACTGTTCTCTATAAGTTCACTTGCAGGTTTGCAATTATAAAATCTATCTCTTAATCTTAATGCCTTGTCCCTATCCTTTACAGTAAAGACATCCCACCTTTCTTCTTTAGCAAGTTTATATTCTTTATTTGCCTTTGTCTTAACATCTAAGAATAAACACTCGTTAAATTTATCCTCTTCTAATATACTAGCGTGAAACAAATATCCTTGAGCTAGTGCATCCGATTCAGTAGGTAGGTTTATTTGATTTAAGTATTCTAATGGCGATTTAAGTAGTTGGCTTATTGCACTACTTGACAAACAAGCTTTAGCTAAGTAGCCATAATAAAAGCTATCTTGAATTGCTTTTTG